TTCTGTGCTCGAAATGCGATGGGACGGTTAGCGGTGAAACCGAAACAGAGGCCATCTTCGCTCAAATGAGCGCAAAGGCGCATGCACGCTTTCGCGGCTGGCAAGTTGATGACGGTCGGGTCGTCCTCTGCGAGAAATGTCTGGGGGAGCAAGGCCTATGACCCTCTACTCAGCAACCCTCTTCTGCGACGGCGGCTGCGGTGCTTCCATCACCGGCGATCCCTCGCAACGCTTTTGGATCACCGCAGGCGCCAACTTCGTCGAGGCGCGCAAACTCGGATGGGGAAGCAAGTTCGCTGATACTGAGAATCGGCATCCACTTTGGCTTTGTCCGAAGTGCGTTAAGCTTTTCACTGCGGCGAAACCCACGGCTCCGGAGGGGGTAAAAGCATGAGCCTTTTCCCTCTCCTCTCCCTCAGCCTCGCCCCCGCGCTTCTCCTCCTCTGCGCCCTCCGGCCATCCGCCAAACGCTGGCGGCGGTTTCCGATTAACGAGCCGCGCATCCGCACCCCGCTTTTCGGCGGGCCGACAACCCCCAGCAGCGAGATTTCCTCCTCTTCTCGCGGTCGGCTCGCCGTTCTTTTGAAATGAGCGACGCGCTTACAATCGCAATCCGCATGTTCAGCCTCGTCCACGGGTATCGAAAGGGCCGAGCAGATGACGGCATGACGGAATTCTTCTGCCTTAACGTGGCGGAACAAGAAGGCTGGGTGAAGCTGGCGAAGGAGATGCAACGGAAGTTGCGCAGAGCCGTGAACAATGCACTGAGCGAGGAGCATTAAAACAAAAACCCCGGCGTATGAAACCGGGGCGCAAACTGAACTAATGATGAAAACTAAACCTGAAAGCGAGGGGGAGTCAAGCGCGACTCTTCCGGAGAACCCGAAGCTGCGCGCCATTGCGACCGCGTTCGCCCTGGATGTGCCGCAGTTAATCCATGACGCCGAGAGTGAGATCCTCAAAGCATGGCAGCAGGCCGAAGAGGAAGCGCAGTTGAATGAGACCAATGCGAAGTTCGCGCTGAGCTTTGGCGTGAGCCTGGACCTGGAGAAAGATAAGATGGAGACCAAGCTCTCCTTCAGCATTCGGCATTCGCGGACGATTGATCGGGCGATTCCGGACCCGAATCAGCCGGAGTTGACGGATTTCGAAAAAGCCGAGGAAGCCAATCTTGCGGAGATTAACCGCGTTCTTGGGGCGAAAGGAGGCCGCAAGTGAGCACTGCCCTCCCTCGCCCCAACGGTGGGCCAACCGTCCGCACGCATCTGGAGAGCCCCGCCTTCAAAGAAGCCGTGGCCAAGGCGCTGCCCCGTCACCTGACCCCGGATCGCTTCATCCGCGTCGCCTGCACGACCCTGATGAAGACGCCGAAGCTGGCCAATTGCGATCAAGCCAGCTTCTTCAACGCGCTCCTCTCGCTCTCGCAACTCGGGCTTGAACCGGACGGCCGACGCGCACACCTGATCCCCTTCGGCAATCAGTGTCAGCTCATCATCGACTATAAGGGCCTAGTCGAGCTGATCTTCCGCTCTGGCACCGTCTCAAAGCTCCACGCTGATGTTGTCTGCGAGCAAGACGAGTTCGACTACGACCGCGGGGAAATCAAACGCCACACGATCAACTTCAGGAAGCCCCGCGGGCCGGTTTATGCCGCCTATGCCCTGGCAACGCTGAAGGATGGCACAGAGAAGGCTGAGGTGCTGGGCATGGAGGAAGTCGAGGCTGTGCGAAAACGCTCGAAGGCGGCCAATGCTGGCCCGTGGGTGACGGATTGGAACGAGATGGCCAAGAAGACTGCCTTTCGCAGGCTCTCGAAATGGCTGCCGCTCTCGCCGGAACTTCGGGATGCGGTGGAGGCGGATGACGAACTGCCGCCCAAGCCGGTGGCTGCGCCGGCTGAATCGCTTGTAGCGGTCATGAACACGTTCGAGGTGCCGGCCGCTGACGAACCCGCAGAAGCCCAAGCCGGCCTTGCCCCAGAGCCGCCCGCCGAACGCGAAAAGCCCGCCGCCCTCAGCGAAACCCAACAGCTCAAGGAAATCGTGGAAACCGCGGGCTACGACTTCGCCACCTTCATCCGCGTGATGAGCGAAGGCGGGATGCTGAAGGATGCCGACAGCCTGCCGGATTGGGATGCTGTGCCCAAGGCCGATGCTGAGCGATTGATTCGGCTGCTGCGGGGGGCAAAGACGAGGCCGGTCATGCTTCAGCAGTTTGAGATGGTGAAAGGGGGTGCGAAGTGAACGAAGAACCCAAAACTGCGAACTTGGACTGCTGGGCAATCGTGGAGTTGTTCGGCCACCAGAAGATCGCCGGGAAGGTGACCGAGCAAACGATCGCGGGAACGGCCATGCTTCGCATCGATGTCCCGGCCATCGAAGACGAGCCGGCGCAGGCCGCTTATACTCGCTTCTTCGGCCATGGCGCGATCTATAGCATCAATCCGACGACAGAGCAGATTGCGAGGGGAATGGCAAACTCGATTCGAGCGGTCCCAGTGAGCCGCTACGAACTGCCGCAGGAGCCCAAACGGCTAGCAAGCGTTTCAGACGGTGGAGATGTGCCTTTCCAATGACGGAGAGGAGGACGATGATGACCGAACATTCTAAAGCCCTCGCCATCCGCGACGACGGCGCCATGACCGTCCAATGGACTCCAGCCGCCGTCCAGCGCCGCGAAGAAGCCCTCGATGGCCTGGCCATGGTCGGCCGCGTCTCAACCCCAGAAGAGAACGAACGCGCCGTTGCGGCCCAAGCGGCAGCCGCCGCCCTGAAGTCCGACACTGAGAAGGCTCGCAAGGTGATGAAAGATCCCGTGCTGGAGTTCGGCCGGACCATCGACAACGCGGCCAGGACATTCATTGCGCCGATCGAGGCCGAACTGATGCGCGTCGCCCGCGAGGTCGGCAACTACCAACAGCAAGTCGAAGCCAAGCGCAAAGCCGAGGAAGCCGCCCGGGTACTCGAACAGCAACGCCTGGAGGCCGAGCGTAACGCCGAGATTGCCCGCGTGGCGCGCGAAGAGGCGGAGCGAGTCTCGAAGCTGGAGGCGGCAGCAGCGGAGGCCCGGCGCAAGGCCAGCGCCGAGGAAGCCGTGAAGCTGGAAGCCGAGGTGAAGCGGCAACGCGAACTGGCCGAGGCTAATAGCCTGCAACAGATGGAGCAGATTCAGGAACGATTCAACCGTGAGCAGGCTTGCCTGCCGACCGTTGCGGAGCCGGTGCGCGCCAAAGGCCAGTCCGTGGCTGAAATCGTGGTCATCGATCAGATCCGCGAGTTCGAGTTGGTGAAAGCCAGGCCGGATTTGGTGCGCAAAGTGGAGTTCGACTTGGTGGGGCTCAAGCGCGACTTGGCCAACGGGGTCAAGGTGCCGGGGGTGACTTGGCATAAGGAGGTGCAATCGACGGTGAGACGGCTGCCGGCGAGGGAGGCGATTACGTTAGGGGGTGCGGCATGAGCGACAAACTCAAAACCTTGAGCCAAGCCATTCGGCTGGGGGCGACGTTTCGGCCGCAGTGCCGGGGGACGTTGCTTGATTCGCATGGCAGGACATGCGCCCTGGGCGCAGCGGTCGAGGCCATCAAGGGCGATGTAAGCGAGTCTCATTTAGGCGAGTCCGCGTTGGCAGAAAGGTTTGGACTGGCGATGCGCGGCCAAGAGCGGTGCCCCGTCTGTGATGAAAAGCCAGTGGCCGGTTCCATTTGCGATGTCGTGGCGCACCTCAACGACGATCACGAATGGACCCGCGAAGCGATTGCGGATTGGCTGGAGGGCCGGGGGCTATAGCCATGCAGGCTCAATCAATCGAATTCTGGGTCAGCGGCGAGCCGAAAACGGCCGGCAGCAAGCGCGCCTTTATTCCGAAGGGCTGGAAGCGCGCGATCGTTGTTGACGATAATCCTAAATCGCGAGACTGGAAGACCGATGTGAGTCAGGCCGCATCGGCAGCCTACAAGGGCGATCTGCTCATGGGGCCGATCGAACTGTCCTTGATCTTCGTGCGCCTAAGGCCGGCCGGCCATCTCGCCAAAAAGGGCATTCGCGCATCGGCACCGGAGTTCCCGATCACCAAGCCTGATGCACTCAAGTTGGCCAGGGCGGTCGAGGACGCGCTTACTGGCATCATCTGGCGGGACGACTCGCAGATTGTGGACGAGCATCTCTACAAGCGATATGGGGCAAAGCCTGGGGTGCATGTGAAGGTTTCGGTGGCGAGTCCGCTTGCGAAGCATGCGGCTTGCGCGGAACTGTTCAATGGAGCGATGCAGCATGGGCAGGAGGTTTTGGGAGTGTGAGCTACGAAAACACAATTTGCCCCTGCGGGGACAAGAAGCCGACCGATACAATGCTCTGCAATACTTGCGAGTCTTTCTTCGCGAACAGGCGCGAGCTTTCCGAGTATCTCGACGGCCAATTGCGCTTAGAATACCGCCGACAAGCCGCGATCGTGCTCGTGGCCTTGGCGCGCGGCAGGAAGCGAAACAAGTGTTGATTCTTGAGGAGCGAGCACGCGCTGCGTCCCATGCCTAACCGCTACATCCGAGAGTCAGCAATCGAGAGTGAGCGCGTAAACGCCCTCTCCTGGCAAGCCGAGGTCTTCTATCGGCGCCTGCTGAACCGGGTTGATGATTTTGGCCGATATACGGCCCACGCGGATCTCTTGCGAGCCGCGATTTTCCCTTTGCAACTGTCCATAGTCTCTGGCGCGGACGTAGCCAAGCTGCTCCTTGAGTGTGAGCATGCGGGACTCGTAAGCACCTACATGGCCGGGGACAGCAAGCAATACCTGGCAATTCATAAGTGCGAGAAGGGCCGGGCGCTCACAAGTAAGTATCCGGATCCGCCGCCGGAAATCTGCGAACGTCTGCATGCAGATGCAAACGGATGTAAGCAGACGCAAACAAATGTCCCGATTAACGATTACGATCCCGACTCCGATAGCGATAGCGCATTTAAACGTTTAGGTAAATGCGCTGGAAGCGCCGGTGAAAACGGGGAAAAGGCCGCCGAAAACGGCTTCATTCTTCGCTGCCGCGGCGTTCTGGGAAAGGCGCAAATGGCCGAGCATGGCGGCATTTGGCGAACGCTTTACCGCCAAAATTCGAAGAAGGCCGAGCGCGTGATTGCCGAGGTCGAGACAGTCAAGCGCGACCGGCCAGCGACCATCAAAACCAACCTCGGCGCCTTCGCCATGGACCTGTGGAAACGCTTCAAATGACCACCGACCAAGCCACCCTCTGGTCCTACACCTACCACGAACGCCTCGGGTCTCTGGTCGGCACTGGCGAGGCTAACGATGAAGCCTGTGCCATGGCGCGCAGGGATGCGGACGAGGCGGTGCGATTTTGTTTGGGCGGGGACGCTCGACGCGAAACTGCGGCAACGAATAGCCTTCAGGTCGGTGCCTGTAGCGAAGATCGAGCCGCAGTTGCCGGCAAACCTCTGGCCTTGCCTGCTCAAACTTCTTTCAAAACCCCGCCCGCCATCTACCGCGGCCAAGCTCTCGCCCAACGCTTCGCGAAAATGAGGGAGGAGGTTGGATGAGCGAGCATGCAATGGTTAATCGGGATGGCTACAAAGTTCCACTGATCGGCATTCCGCCAGAAGCTGTCGAGGAAGTCTGTGATTGCTGCGGCCAAACGATCCAAATCACAGACACAGCTTATGTTAATGGCATGATGATTTGCATTCAATGCCAGAACACGGGAGAGGCGAACCCATGACCCCCAAACCCGACACCCTGCGTGCCCGCTGCGAGCGGCTGGTGCTTGGGGAGCGGAGAGGTATTGGAGGCTAAGGAAAAGCAATTGAGCAATCCGATCCAGCATGGAAGCGAATATCTCGAAGGCAGTGCGGAGCATCGGCAAATTCCGGCTTACGGATGGGATCCGAGCGAATTGGACAGTATTGAATCGAGAGTCCGCGAAGCTCTTACTTCGAATGGCGAAGCAGGCAAGCTAATCGCTAAAATAGTCCAGGAGCGCATGCACGAAGAACGGCGAGACATCTGCGAGTGGTGGCTTTCCGAGATGATGCAAGCGCGCAATCCAAGGCTGAAGGCGATACAGATCGGATTAGCTTCTGGGTTTACGAGCGTGATTGATAGGTCGCTGCAGGAATGGGGGAAGCAATTCCGGATTAGTAAACAGGCGATGCAGCAGGGAGTTGATCAGATAAGGAAGGCGCTGGGATTGAGGAAGACCAGGGTTAGTCGCAGCGATGTGGGGAGGAGAGCGATGCGGCATAGCTATAAACAGAGGAAGGCAAAGGCGACATGAGTGAAGCCGAGCGTTCTATGGCAATCATAAATGGACTAAGGCGAGCGGCCGAATTGTGCCTCAACCAATCACTGACTGATCCTCCAGGAACAATTGAAGCCTTAAGCTATCAGCGTGCAATTGAGAACTGCGTTGGTGCATTGGAAGAAGAGGGTGCCAGTATAGAGGCCTATATTGAGGCCTATCTGAAATAGCTATGATATGCGCCTCCATGCATACGAATAGAGGCCCACGCAGCCATTATATTAGCAGCCTGGGCGCATACAGATATGAGCCTGGGACGCTATTAGGACCGGCCGGGGTAAGGAATCTTTTTGGAAGGCGGGGGAACAGGTTACCGAAAGACCGACCCATTTTTCCATGAGACCCAAAAAAAGCTTGGCACCCGCAAGAAAGTTAGGTCGGACTAAGAATCCGAGTCAGATTTTCGAGAGCATGGCGCAGGCAGCTTCGGCCATGAAAACCACAATCGAAGTCCTGAAATGGTCAAAGGGTCAAGGCTGTCCAGCCTTCCGCTCAGGCGGTCGCATCGATGAAACCTCCTGGCGCGCCTGGTTTGCCGAGCATGGTGAGCGCATTCCAGCCGCGACCGAGCACGCTCCACTTCGCGAGCAGAAGCTCTCCGAAGAAATCCGCAAGCTCCGCATTCGAAACGACCGCGACTCCGGCGCCCTAATCCCAAAGCGTCTGGTCGCCGACTTCCATGCCAAGTTTGCATCCGAGGTGGACCAACTCCTCGAGCAGAAGCTGGCCAACGAATACCCCAGCGCCGTCGCCGGCCTGGACGTGGCGCAGGCCCGTGTCTATGGCAAGCGTCTCGGCGACGATGTTCGCCGGCTGCTGAACGAGGTTTCGCGGCGTCTCTGCGCATGAGCTATCCGCAGTCATGGGCTTTCAGGGCCGCCTCGATAATCCATCATTTATGGCATCGGACTGAAGGCGCCGGAGGCGACAGCGATCCCGAAGCGACCCGCAACGAGATTGCGCAGGTGATCTGGGATTGCCATGAGAACTGCGGGGCTGCTCATGTCGAGGAGATGCCGAAGCCGGTCGGGCGCTGGATTCCGACGCCCGAGGACGAAGAGAGGATGGCACAATGAAACCATCTACACTTTTCTGGATTGCCATGAACGTCGCCGCTTTCTGTCTGGGCTGGTGGCTTATGTCCCTGATTAAATGAATCCAGACCTGGCATGCATGGAGGTCAAAACCTCCGAACGAGACCGCCGCCAAACCTGGGAATGGGCCGGCCATAAAGTCTTCCTGGTTCCCCCGCTGACCCGCACCGGCCTCTTCAATGCCTCAATTTCCCGCCACCTTATCGGCCCGCTAGAATCCATGGACGATGATCACTGCCGCGAGGTCAACGTCCTGGCCCCCACCCGCGGCGGCAAAACCCTGATCGCCGAACTCGCCCTCTATTCCATCATTGGCCGCACTCCCGGCCCCACTCGCTGGATCTTCCAAGACGACAAGGCCGCCAAGGACGAGGCCGAGCTGCGCATCTGGCCGACTATCGAAGCCAACGAATGGATGTCCGCCATGCTGCCGGCCGACCGGCACCGGAACCGAACGCAAGAAATCATCTTCCCCGGCATGCCGCTTCATATTGGCGGTCCCGCTCTCGGCCAACTTCAGTCCCGCGGTTATCAGAATATGATCGCCGACGAGGCTTGGCTCTATAAGCCGGGTCGCATGGAGGAAATCCGTGCGCGCCTTGGGGATTACGCCAAGATGGGGACGGACAAGCTCTTGGTTCTTTCTCAAGGCGGCGACGTTGAAAGCGATTGGGACAACCAATGTCAGCGCGGAGTCTGGCACGAATGGGAGATCGAATGCTTCTCCTGCCGCAAGCCGATGGTCCCGCTGCGGTGGACCCTGAAGCGTCCGGATGGGTCCCGCTGGGGAATGCGCTGGGATAAGCATAAGCTCGACTCGGGGCTCTGGGATATCCCCAAGACTCTTCCTTCCGTTCGCTTTGAATGCGAGCATTGCGGCCATCCGCATCTTGACGGCGCCCGAACCAAGTCGGAATGGAATCGCACTGGCCGCTATCGAGCTGAGCAGACCGATAAATCGCCACGCAGGCGAACCTTTCACTGGACCTGCATTATCGATTCCCCATGGGCGGCCGAGGTTGAGACTTATCTGCATGCCGTGAACGCCTGGCGGCTTGGCAATCCCTTGCCGCTGATCCAATTCTTCCAAAAGCGCACAGCCGAGATGAAGTCCGAGAACTCTCTGATCGAAGAGATGAGCTTCGGAGTTCGCGCCACCTATGAAGTGAACTCGGAATGGCCAGACGAATTCGTCCGCTTCATGACAATCGACCGCCAGGACGAGGACGTTTATTGGTGGGTCGTTCGCGGCTGGGCCAAGGATGGCCGGAGCCGGCGTATCGCATTCGGTAAGGCGTTTGGCGCGACTGAGCTGGAGGAGCTACGGGCGCAGAACAAGGTTGAGCCGTCCCATACGCTGATCGATTCCGGCTTTCGTCCGAAAGGGGATCACGGCGTTTATTCGATTTGCATTCGCTACGGCTGGATTCCGGTAAAAGGTTCCGCGCAGGAGAACGGCGAGGAGCGTTTCTTCTGGCATCAAACGAAGCATGGCCGGGTGATGCGGACTTATTCGGAACCTATCCTTTGCGACCCGGAGATCGGGACTGGCGAGCAGGGCCAGCGCGAGGTCGAGCGGATAGACTTCTCAGCGCCGACTTATGCGGATCGGGTGGATGGACTGATCGATCAAGGTCTCTGGCATGAGCCAGTAGTTGGCGAGCATGAGCCTTTGGAGATTCAATATCGGAAACAGATGACCGCCGAGTTTAAGAAGCGGATCGTCATCGGCCAGTTGAAGAAAGAACGGATGGTGCGCGTTTGTCCGAGCAAGAACAACCACGCTTATGACTGCGCGAAGATGCAGGTCTTAGCGGCGACGCTGTTTGACATTTTGCCGGATGAGATGGAGGAGGCGGCATGAACAAGAATGACGATCGAGAGCAGGGGGTTCCCATGTCTGAAAATTTGATAGCCCATCTGTCTGAAATAGCGGCGCAGGAGGCTACCCAGAAATGCAGACCGCTCGAAGAGGGACGGAAAAGAGTCTTAAGAAGAAGCTATCCGATCGAGCAATTAAAAGATCCGCGTTGGATTCGGAAGCGGGACAAAATCCTTAATTATGCAGATCATCGCTGCCAAACCTGCGGTGAAGATGCTTTGCTTCAGGTTCATCATAGTTATTATAGAGATGGATTAGACGCATGGGAATATCCGGATGGGTCTTTGATAGCTCTATGCAAAGATTGCCACGGAAGGGTCATTCATGGGATTGAGTCAAAACCAATGGAATGGGAATTCGAGCTTGATAATGGATGGAAGCGGATAATAAGCATCGACGGATTTTGGGAAGCTATTCCATTAAAAATGTTTCAGGATTTTTTCTTTCAGGGTTTTGGCCATTCTCTACATGAGGCCAGAAATTATGTCATCGATCTGTGCTTCAAGAATCATCTGACGATCTGCTCGGTGGGAGCCGTGAGAGTTATCGAGGATGCCCAACTTAAAGGCTATATTAAGAAAACGGTAAGGAAGGATTTTATAGGCAATCCAAAATCGGTACTCGTCGGGATCGCTGTTTAAAACCGGAACCCCTTGACTACCCGCCATCTTTCGATGGCGACCGATGCTAATTTACTCGCAATTGCCTACTCAGAAGAAGAACTCGAAAAGTTCTTAAAGGCCACCCTCTCCGAGCTTCTCGGCGGCAAAAGTGTGGTCCAATGGGCGGTCGGCGAATCTTCAGCCACCAAGCAACTCTGGCTCTCCCTTCCCCCAAAGGAACGCAGCCTTATCATCGGCGAGGCGTTAAGCATTAAGAATCCGACCAAATATCCCCCGGATTCCATCCAGCGAATCAGCCAGACGCGGCCAATCTTCTCCACGGTTAGCTGCAATTCCAACAACTGATGGCCTCGCCCCCGCTAACCTATCTTGAGCGCCAGTGGGCTTCTGGCGTTGGGAACAATAATCTGCTCGACGGTGCAGTTCAGAGTTCAGATCGCCGCTACATTCAGAATCTCGACCGCGATTTCCATCGCTCCATCACTCCGCAAGGTCGCCGAACGCTTCTTACCCTTGGCCGTTGGCTCTATTGGAACGTTTCTGCCGTCCGTGGCTGCATAAACGAAATGGCCGAGCTTTGCGTGCAGCAATTCATGCCGCAATTCGACGGAGCGGACCAAGCCTGGGGCCAGCAAGTCGGCGGATGGATGATCGAACATGACAAGATTTGCGACGTTCGCGGCTGGCCGTTCACGATGGGGACGTTTCGCGAGAATTTGGTGCGCACCATCCTGGTTGATGGCGATCAGGCGACACTTTTGACGCAGACGCCGGAGGAATATCCGATGCTGCAGGTCTTCCCGTCGCATCGGATCGGCTCTCAGTTCGGAACAATGCTCGTCGAAGGCGGTCCCTACAATGGAATGCGGATTACGGACGGGATAATCTCGAATGACTTCGGCAGAGTCGTCGCTTATCGGGTCCTGAAAGAGCAGGCAGCATACAACTACTTCGAATATGACGAGGTTCCCGCCAGGGACATGTTCCTTTCCTATCTTCCGGAATGGCCAGACCAGCTCCGCGGGGTAAGCCTTCTCGGCGCTTCCTGCTTTGATTGGCAAGATGCCGCTGACGCCCGACGATTTAAGCTCCTGTCCGATAAACTCGCCTCCTCAATCGCGCTTATTGAAACCAATGAGGCCGGAGAAGCGGACAGGAGCAAAAAGCTCATCAATCGAAGCAGCGCGAATTTCAACAGCGATGGATCACTTGCGACGACGGCCACCGAGACCATCGATGGCATATCCGTCCGCTACTTCCGATCCGGCTCCGGGTCGAAACTGGAATCGCATCGGCATGACAATCCCACGGCGAACCAAGCTGCCTTCCGCGACGATGTAATCCGGGAAGCGATCCATGGGATGGGATGGAGCGTCGATTACAGCCTGAATCCGACGAAGGTCGGCGGGGCGCCCATGCGCGTCATTGTGGACCGGCTCAATCGCAAGCTCGATTCGCTCAGAACGAAGGCGGTCATCCCAACTCAATCGCGCATTGATGGCTATCGGGTGGCGAAGGTCATGGACAGTCCCGGCAGGAGCAAAGGAACCGTCCTATTCCCGTTTAATCCGGATTGGTGGCGCTGGTCCTATCATGGGCCGGCCGTTCTGACCGCTGACGCGAAATACAACTCGGATGTCAATCTTCAGGAGCGAAGGAGCGGAAACAAGACGCTGGCGGAATCGACCGCCGAATCCGGGAGCTATTGGCGGGATATTAGGCAGCAGCGGCAGGTTGAAGCGGATGATCTGCTTACGCGCGCGACCGAGCTGTCGAAGAAGTTCTCGATTACCATTGATGCCGCAATCTCTATCCTGGAGAAGATGGATAGTGCGCCGGCGCCGCTTGCCGCCGAGCCTGAACCTGCCCAGAGCCAAGCCTTCCCATGAACATTCCCCGCATTATCGCCAAGGTTTATTCCGAGCCATGGGCCATAACGGAGGACGCGCACCGGGCGATCCGGGAGACGTTGGCTAAGAAGTTGGATGGCACGCTTAAGGCGGATTCCTTCGATATGATGATGCCTCCGGAAGAGATGGCCGATCCTGGAGAGATGACGCCTCCAGGCTGCGCAATCATTCCGGTTCATGGGATTATCGGGAAACATCTCTCGATGATCGAAACCCTCTGCGGTGGATACGACCTGGACCAGCTCTGTGAAGCGGTTGATCTCGCCGCAAGCGACGATTCAATACAAAGCGTCGTCTTCGATTTCAGAACGCCAGGGGGGACAGTGACAGGTCTTCCGGAGGCCGCTTCCGAGATTGCAGAACTGGCACAATCCAAGCCCTGTTATGCCTGGACGGATTCGATGTGCTGCTCAGCTGGCTACTGGCTCGCTTCGCAATGCGAAGCCGGCGTTTATGCGGCTCCTTCGGCAATTGTTGGAAGTATCGGGGTGAAGGCCTATACCGTGGATGAGAGCCGAGCATTAGCCAATCAGGGGATCGTCGTCAATGCCTTTTCATCGGGGAAGTATAAGACCATGGGAGATCCTTATCGCTCTATGACCGACGAGGAGAAGGCCATGCTGCAGGCCTGGGTGGATTCGACAGGAGCGCAATTCCGCGAAGCTGTCACCTCGGTGCGTCAGAGCATTGTTCCAGATGCAATGCAAGGCCAGTGCTTTCGAGGTCAGGACGCGATAGATAATGGTCTGGTCGATGGAAATCCTTCCGACCTAATGGATCTCTTCGATATAATCATGGGCTAGCAGGTTGACTTCTCTCTGAGGCTTAGAAGCATGAAGATCTTCAGCCTCGGCAAACTGAATTCTCAAGTTGAGAAACTTACCTCCGACCTATCCGCGGCTAACGCCGAGTTGGCCAAGCTGAAGGAAGCTGCGCCGGCCAACGCTGAGGCCGTGAAGGATGCCGAGGAGCTGGCGGCCGCCAACGCGGAACTCGATTGCCAGCTGACCGCGGCCAAGGCCGACAATATCGCGCTGAAGGCGGCCATGGCGACGGCGGCCAAGGAGCGCGACGAAGCAATCGCCAAGATCGCCGACTTCGACAAGAAGGTTGAGGCCAAAGCCGCTGCCCGGGCCGCTGAAATCGTCGCCGCTCAAGGTCATCCTCCGCTGGCCAATAATCCCGCTCCGCAACCCGAACTCAAGGGCCGAGACCGCTTCCTGGCCACCGTGAAAATCTCGTAACTTATGGCAAACGCCCTTCTTTCCCTCCTCGACATTACCAAGCGGTCCGGCAGCGATCCCGCGATCGGCTTGCTGGAGGAAACAACGACCTATGCGCCAGAATTGACGACGCTGATGGGCCGGCCGATTTCCGGGACGCTATATCGGGCCACGAGCCGAACGCTTCCGACCGTCGCCTTCCGTAATGCGAATGACGGCTCGGATACGATCAAGTCGGTTTATAGCCAACTGCTCGCGGAATGCTTCATCATCGACGGCCAGATCCAGGTGGACAAGGCGGTTGCGGATGCCGAAGCCCGCTCTGGAATCCATGTCAGCGTCGGGGATCTGCTGATGGATGAGGCTCAAGCTGTCATGGCCGCGGCAACGATTACCGTTGGCGCTCAGTTCTACTACGGCACTGGCGCCGACGCAAAGGGCTTTAACGGCCTCCGCTCGCTTACCTCGGCACTCAATGTGACCGCGACCGGTGCGCCGGTAGTCAGCGCCGGCGGAACGACTTCGAGTGTCCAGACCTCGGTTTATCTCGTCTGGAACAACATTAAGGGCTGTCATTTTGTCTGGGGCAACAATGCTGGATTCCAGATGGGCGATTTCCGGACTCAACAAGTCCTCGGAAATAATAGCAAGCCGCTGACTGCCTATGTCAGCAATCTACAGGCATGGATCGGCTTGGCCGTGAACCATACGAAGTCCATCGGCCGAATCGCGAATTGCGAGGATGCCACCAACAAGCGATTGACGGACGCCATGGGTGCGAAATTGCTCCAATACATCCCGATCCAGATTCAGAACTCGGGCGGGCTGACTTGGTTCATGAATCAACAGGCAGCCTATCAGTTGCAATTCTCCCGAAGCGCCGGCACGGCCATCACAAGCAATCTGCCGCTGGCCTTCACGCCGACGCCGCGCGACATGTGCGGCATTCCGATCGTCATCACCAACAGCATCACGAATACCGAAGCCGTGGTCAGTTAATCCTATGCCTCTCCAATCCACACGAGCCGTCCCGGATGCTTCATTCAGCGTTACGGCGAACTACAACGTCGCCGGGGCAACTACGAGCACGAACGCGGTTGATCTTGGTCAGGCACTCGCCTTTCCGGTCAATGAAAAGCTCACGGTCCAGATTTCGACGACGATTGCAACCGGCGCCAACAACAAGAACGTCAACATTGCCCTGCAGCACAGCAATGTGAATACGGCGGCTAATTTCGTGAACGTCAACGCTGCCGCGGTGGGCATCGTCGGAATCATCGGGGAAACGAACGGCAATTACATTGCCACGACCTGGAACATTTCGCTTCCTCCAGACACGAAGCAGTTCCTCCGGCTGAAGGCCAACACCGAGGCCAGTGGCGGCGCCGCCAATGATGGCACCTACACCTTGAAAGTCCTGTTCTGAACAGATTTGCAGTGCTCACGGAACGGGCGGTCTCCTACGCAGGGCCGCCCGTTTTGTTTTATGGCCGGAATCCCTGAATGGATGGTCGGCGAGGTCTCGGAGTATGACCTCGAAATGGCCATTCCGCCTTCCACGATCCTGGACATCGGCGCCTGCATCGGCGCCTATACGCTTCGCTGCGCTCACCGCTGGCCCCATGCGCGCATTATTGCCTATGAACCCATGCGAGAGAGCGCCGAACTATTCCGGCAGCACTGCGGGGCTCTGGGGAACGTAGAACTGCATCAGATGGCCATTCGGAGTTTCACGGGCGGGGGAACCATTGGGGCCTGCAAGAATCGAGTCCGTTGCGGCTTCCGTCAGCTTGGCGATCAATTCTTCGAATACAGGATGACCGATTGCCTGGCCGCCTCGGAGCTTCCTGCGGCCGACTTGATCAAGATCGATACGGAAGGCTGCGAAGTCGAAATCCTTGGCGCTATGAACCTATCTAAGGCGAAGGCAATCGTCTGTGAGTTCCACATGGAACAAGATCGGCCCAAGATAATAGAGATTTGCCAGCGACAAGGCCTCAAACTAATATCCGAAAAAATGGAAAGCAAAGATAACGGAGTGCTCAAGTTTCAACGCGAAGCCAACCAGGAAAAGCGCAAGGTGAAGCTCTTCGTTGGGCTTCCGATTTATGCGCAGGTGCCCTGCCAATTCGTTCAGTGTTTGCTGGCGCTGCAGGCCAATCGGCCATGCGAGATAGAGATGCATATGTGCCAGGGGGATGGAGTTGCGCGTTCCAGGAATCAACTCACCGCTGCATTCCTGAAATCGGATTGCACTGACCTTCTGTTCATGGATTGCGATCTCCTCTTCGGGCCCGATCACGTGGAGCGCATGATTTCCCATGACGCGGATATAGTCGGAGGGTTCTATCCAAAGAAGCAGCAGGGGGCGCTGGAATGGGTGATCAATGGCTTTGGCGAGCCGACCTTGAAGCGCGATGACGGCCTGCAGAAAGTGGCTTATATCGGGACCGGGTTCATGCGGATCCGCAGGCATGTGTTCGAGCGCATGATTGCTGAGATCCCTGGCCTAGAGTTCGATGCCGACTACGGCAAACGCCAGAAGGAGCACGATCTCTGGCCGATGGGCGTTTATACCTATCCGAGCGGCCATCGCCGGTATCTCTCCGAAGACTGGTATTTCTGCCAGCGGTGGATGGACCTTGGCGGAGAGATTTTCGGCGACACGAAGGTGATTCTGAAGCACATCGGACCATGCATTTTCCCGTTGGATACGCAGATTCCTGAAATCACTCATCCGAGAGAGGCGGCATCACCGGAACAGTCCGATAGGGCCTTTCCCGAGATCCCGGCGACCGCATGAGCGAATTCCTTGACGAGGTTAGCGACGATTGCCTGGAGGCAGAGACCGACCTTGGCGAAAAGACCATGGTCTGGAACGGCGATGAATACCCAGTCGCGCCTTCGCTGGTCGCCAGGAATACAACTCTGGTCGTCGGCGGCCGAGAGGTCGAAATCCGGATTACGCTCCGAGTTCGCGTCTCCGGCAAATGGGACGGCGGGACTTGGGCCTTCCAGCCGCAGAGCATGCCTAAGCATGGCCAGCGCGTGACTTACGGCGGAATCGATTACCGCATTGCAGCCGTGGATAATGGCCACGAGACAATCCTCCAGATCCATTTGATGGACGTGAACCGATGAGCGCGGCCATTGACATCGACACTCGCGATTTCGATGCCGCGCTGAAGGATTATTACCGAGCCAGCGAAAAGGCGCTTCCTGAAATCATCAACCAGCGGCTTTTCAATGTCGCGGCCAGAACGATGGACGGACTCCCGCCAGCGCCGGGCGATGAACAGAAAACCAGATCTAAGATCAAAGCCTATTTGACGCAGGCTATCACGACAAGGCTCGGTAGAACCAAAGGTGGAAAGTTCAAGCGTAAGGGCCGCAAATCGGACCAATTAACCCGCGTCAATTTAATCGTTCAGGCTCGCCGGGCCAAGGCCGGGCAAAAGGGGCTTTACGGCCAGGCTATGCGGCGGGCCTCGACTTCATTCAAAATCCGGGCGCAGGTCGGTGTTGGCTTCCTGAAGTCGCCCTTCATTCCAGTGATCAAGGGGCTCATCGGCATCGTCAAATACCGAAAGGTCAATACCCGCTGGGGGAGAATCAGCGTTTGGCCGGGCTCGCGGGGCCATGGGAAGGTGGATCCGGCCAAGACCGGCCTGAATCCCGAAGGGGTTTTCAATGTGAGCTGGGGGCTTGGGCCGAGTTCCGGCCAGGCGAGCACCCTAGTTGGCAATGCGCTTCAAAAAGCCTTCGACAGCGAAACCGCTGAAATTCGAAGGCATATGGAGGAGCGCCTTCAGAAGGAAGCCGACAAGGTCAACGGATGAGCGCCAGCAATATCACTCAACTGGTCGAGCTGGCCGCGGCCAATTTCGTAAAGCTGCAGGAGTTGTCCTTTCTCACTGATGAGGAAAGCCAGATTGGAACTGGCATTTCCCCAGATGAAACGCTTCTCCCGCAGGTGACCTGTTCCTGCCAAAGGGCGATTGCGGCTGTTCCGTTCGAAGGCAATTGGTCTGCGACGCTGCGGGTGGAACTTCAGAGTAATGCCTCCGATACAAGCCTGACCGACCACCATGCGAACGCAGGCGAGCTTTTCAGCCGCTTCATGAGTTCGACATTGAATCAGGATTTAACCAACGCTCTTGACGGCTTCACGGCTCAATTTGTCCTGCCGACCGAGCAGGGATGGGAGCCGAAAGACGATTCCTGGATCTCCTTCCTTATTCTTCAAGTGGAATGCTGCGGCTCCGACATTGATATAAGCTAGGTTGACTTCCCGCTGCCTTTTGAACTATGGCAGCGACGGAAACCCAAGTTGGGAAGGCTCGTATCTTCGGCCTTGATGGCGCAACGGTAGTCACTCTCGTTGGCGCAGCGTTTATTACCCTGGAAAGCGCGGATTTCGAGGACCAGCATGACAACGAGGAGATCAAGGGCCAGAACGGCGACGTTGAAACCATAATCGCGAGCAATCAGCGTTATGCCGTCAACATGCAGTTCGCGCCGGCCGGCGGTGGAAGCGGCGGTGCCAATAGCCGATCGCAGGCTGCCACGAGCGCCGTCAATATGCTGGCGGCCCCGATTACCAAGGTCGTCACTTCCGGCTTTTCCATTGGCGTCTTCAATCAGAATTGGAATGTGATGCCGGGGACTACGATCCGCATGACCAGGGACGGAACGGCCATCATGACGATGAAGCTCATTCATCACATTACGAACTCCGGCACCGGGGCTGGCCAGCTTCAGTCCGGCGTTATCTCGGGATGAGCCAGCATGGACGCCATCTGGGCTGCCGCGGCCTTTCCTGACGAATATACAGTTCTTTCGATTCGTCTTCGCCCTTACTGCTCCGGGCATGAGCTTCTTCTCCACCGCATAGAGTCCCCTGTCGTCACCGGGAAGCCTTCGGACTGGCTGGACATCTTCATGGCGGTTCTCATCTGCTCGCAGAGCTTTGAAGACGGCCAGAAGGTTCTTCGCAAGCCGAAAAAGATCCGCTGGATGGTCCGATGGTGGAAGCTGCTTAGCCGAAAATATGACCTCCGGATCGAAGCCGCAAAGTTCAGCGGCTATCTGCATGCGGGGATGTGGACGCCGGAAGTTAACCAGCCGATCGGTAAGGATGACGTTCGGCAACTGAAAGCTCCCAGAGCGTTCCGGCTTATTCCATTCCTCTGCTCGAATCTCGGCCTTTCCGAATCGGAAGCCATCAATTTCCCGATCGCGCGCGCATGCGCGTATTACGGAGCGATCGGAGATAGGGCCGGCGAGATCGATTTGGTAGGAGATGGAGAAATTACGATCCTAGATCATCTGAAGAAGCTTGAAGATCTGGCTGCGGCCGGGGGGAATCCATGGGACTTCTAAACTTCATCGCCAGGATCTCGCTGAATTCTTCTGCCTTCGAGCAGGGCATGAAGGGGGTCAAGAATTCGGTCAAGACTGCGGCCGGCGAGATGTCCGCCTCTCTCAAGAATGAGCTTGGAAATGTTCTCGGCGCTGGTGCCATAGCGGCAGCCTTCCGAGATTTGGTCAAATATGCATCGGCCATAAACGATGCTTCTGAGGCTCTCGGCATCGGCACGGACGCCTTGCAGGCTTATGAGTATGCGGCCAAACAGACCGGAGCCTCTCTGCAAGACCTGGAAGGAGCTTTCCGGCATTTGTCCAAGTCGAAGCTAGCAGCGGTCCAGAACCCGCTTGGAGAGGAAGCGCAGGTCTTTAACGCACTGAAGGTATCACCAGCTGGAAGCCAACAGCAGACATTTGAGGGCATCGCGGCGGCGATTAAGAATACCGATTTTGGCCCGGCTGCGGAGGCCATGGTGGAGAAGCTTCTCGGCCGCGGGGCTACAACCTTGATGCCTATGTTTGTCGAAGGGCTGGACGAGGCGACGCAGGCATTTCAGGAACTGAACATTGCATTAAGTCCCGAGACAATTCATCAACTGGATGAGTTCGGGGACTCATTAGAGCGATTGCATGCCATGACCCGTGGTCCGCTCGCGCAGGCATTTACTTATCTGGTGGACGTGGTCAATGCTGCGGTTCGAGGTTTAAAGATCCTGGTCGGCGGCATTGGCGGAGGCCTTGGAAGATCCTCCGAAGCGGCCGGCGGCGGAAAACTTGGAATGTTCGAGACGATCAATGCGCTGCTAAATCCGCTGACCTTCGGCAAAAGGGCGAAGGATCTTCGAACTCAATTCGCGGCTGGCTTCATGGATAATCTTGACGATGTTCTGAAGAATGAACAGGACGCAAAAGACGCTCAGGCGAATGCCAAGGTTAAGAGAGAACTTAATCCAAGGATAAAGCGAGATTTTCAATTCACCCCGACAAAGCAGTTCGACTATGGAGCCTTCAAACAGCAATCCGATAGCCTGACCAGCATTGGCAACTTCCTGGGGGTGGATCCGAATTCCAAAACCCTGAATGAGCTTGGCGTGATTGAGAAGGTCTTGCGCTCTATCGACAGCAAGCTCGATAAAAACGGACCAGGAGGAAACCCGTTCCCGCAATGAGCAGCGTTCAAGGAAATACTGGCGCGGTCTTAGCAAAGCGCGTATTCGGTTTCGACGCGCAAACAGGTAACTTCACAGAGCTGACATGGGAGGGAACTCAAGATGCCATCCTGGGTCAAATACCGTTCATCGGAACGGTTGCAAACTACAGGACCGATCAGAAAGGCCCGAGATGGTCGCTTACCGCCAGATACAACACGATCACCACCGAAGGAGGCCAAGAAACCCCGCTCAGGGAGGAAAGGCTTCATTGGAATCGGGCTACCAAGAGCATTTGGAATGCGCCGAATTATTCGGATGTGAACTCGGTGGAAAAGGGGCTCCTCAAGCGAACCGTGGAGGCCGGGGAGGATTTCCCGCAGGAATTCTTTGATGCCGTCATTCCTCCGCTTGGGCCTGCCTATATCGCGCATCGCAGGGAATTGTTTGATTTGGCAGCCGCTGGGGTCGATTCGATCATCATAGAGCAACCGAATATTGTCGTCACCCAGACCGCTAGTGCGGCTTATCCATTCACCCCTAATTTCGCAGGTTACGGGATGATTTTTGCGACTGAAGACATGATCGCCGATGCCGCGCTTTCTGCGGCATGGATTAGTAACCTTCCGGTCTTCGCGAATCCCGCAGGGTTTGTTTATGGGTGGTTGAAATCCCCTCCTGACATCACGACTGTCGGGGACAACCGAAGCCAGATGACTCAGCAATACGAATTCGGTCTCTGGCCAATTGGATTGTATTCACAGGTATGAACTGGCCGGAGGAGATCCGAAGCTCGGAACGGTGGGCAGTTTGGCTGAACAAACTGCTACGCAAATGCCGAGCCTCCGAGATTGTCGATAGTCCAGAGATCCGTGTTACCCAAGCTTTCCGCGGAGCCAGCCTTGAATTAACTTCATTCGGATCATCCGGCTCTAAGATTTCTCAATATCGCCTGAAGGAAATCCGCGCAGACATTCTCAGGTGCCGAACGCTTGATGGAGCGACCGAGGGCTCGACTGATATCTACGTCGCCAAGCCGCCGAGGCTCAGACAAACGCTTTTTGACGGCAAGTCCATTACCTATACGAACGATGGGGAGAGCTTCACGGCCGCATATGTCTATATTTCATCAACGAAGAGGACGGCCACGATAAGTGGAACTCCCGAAACGCAAATCGTGATCCCTCGCTTCAAGATCGATTTCGATATCATCTATGCAAGCTCTGTCTCCCAATCGACTGGGCTTCTGGATCCCAATGGCGGGGCAATCACTCTTGTCGATCTGAACGTGGATGCCAGGGCTTGGGCGAAGCAATGAGCGCCGATGCTCCAGTGACCTCCAATGATGGCTTGGAGCTTCAGCAGTCTCCGGGCAAGGAAAGGCTAACGGTTTCCGGGAAACTTTTCGCGGAGTTCCACGAAGTTTGGCTCGATCAATTAGCCGCCCAAGACGACGAATGGGACAAGATTTTCTCCAGGCTCAGGGCCGCTATTCTTGACATTCCATTTCCGACAAGCGCGACCGGAGACCGGCATCTTAGCGCGGCATACAGGCGCAATGGAACCACAGGGGCAATCTCGCCTAACCCCAGGATCAATTTCAGCACGCTAGAGGGCGATCCGCAGGTCAATAATCCGTTTTTGCCTCCGATTTATAACGCAGGCATTTTCGGAAACACCTCGAGGATTTCGGTCTTCAAGCCGTATCAAGACCAGCCGGATCCGACTATTTGTCTCCTTGGAGTCTCAAAGGTTCAGCACGTTTGGGGCGTAATTGTTGACGCGGCTCCCGGTGGCGGATCGCGGGATGAGGGATTGAACACGTCCTCCAGCAGGCCTCTTTGCCTCTGGGATAGCTCATCGACATATATTCGGCCGACCCCGCTATCCAGCCTTGTCGAAACCAATCAAAAGGCGTGCTATGACCCCGGAGAGAATGGAATTATCCCAGCGCCGGCCCAGATCGTTTCAGGTCGTGCGATAATTCAAACCGGAATCACATGGCTTCCCCCGGTTGCTCAGCCAATTCTCTTCGCCAATCAATCCAATCCCCAGATGGAGATCGTTCAGATTCAGCGCCTCTATTCGGTGAAACCGATGCCTGGAGATATCGATGCGATTCAGCATTATCGCAATCTGATAGCCATCCCGCCGCCCTGCTGTGACCTTCATTAAACCGTGTTGACTTAGCGCCTTATGGTGAATGGCGCTCCTGCAGCTTTATCTGGACATTACGTCCAAGCGACTTGTCCTGAACGAGTCGAATCCGCGGCCATTCCAGCTCCCGGACTTCTTCACCGAGGACACGCTTACCATTGAATTCCGGGCGCTGCGGAGGGTCTCTGAGACGGTCGCGCCGTTCTATCAGCGGATCACCCTTTCGGGTTATGATCTCTCGATCGGGATCGGGAGCGTGGATGCCTCTGGAACGCCGACGCTTCGGGCTAGCTCCGGCAGCTTTTCGATCAGCGACAACAACACGCTTCTGACGGGCACTCTCGCACTCAACACGGCCGCCGTAAATCTTCTCGCGGATCAGACCCAGCAAAGCTTTGAAATGCGGCTCTTCGACGGCTCGAATTACTATCGGGCGCAATCCATCTGCCGGATTCTGAAGAGCATTTTTACGGGGGCGGCGATTCAGCCTGTGCCAGGCGATACGGCTCTCGGCGCTCTGGCCGCTTCAAGAACCTACGTCCCATATGAGATGCCTGCGGGCGCAGGGATAATCTTCAAGAACTCGGCAGGAGTTCGCTGCCTTGTCCATCTCACGGAGGATTCCATACCGGCCCTCGTTGCCGATCCGATTTCATGAATAGGCTCCTGGCCATCGTTTTTCTATTGGTTTGCTGCCTCTCGGCGAGCGCGGTCGAGTTGGTCACCGCAACGATTTCGATCACGAACACGCCGACGACGAATGCTCAGACCTTGACCGTTAATGGGTCAACTCGGACATGGACCAATAGCGCGAGTGGATCTCCCTCGACGCTCATTCCGGTAACCAATTCTCCGGCCAGCTCAGCCAGCGTCCTGCTTAATCATCTCACGCAGTATCCATTCAATGCTGGCCATTACGAATCACAGACGGCCACGACTAACGTGACAATCCGCGGGCGAGTCGGAGAAGTCATGACCGTGACGGTGGCGGGCGGATGGGCGGAGATCAGTTATATCACCAACACTGTCCAGTCGCCGACCTTCTTGGTCCGCATTCCAATAAGCGTCGAGACGCCTACCAACGGAACGAACATTGCGAGCGGTCTCGTCGACGCGATTGGGAATTATGCGACGAATAGCGTCCGGACGAATTCGGTAGGGCTTTCGAACTATATCACGAAAGGGGCGAGCCCAACGCAGACGGTCGCGTCTCCCATGGTTCTCTGGTCTTTTCGCGGCACCAACACTGGGCTGATCGGTGGCACCTATACCTCTCCGACTCTGATCAATCCCGCTTCGACGAATCTGATCAATTACGGCAACGCGATCCGTTCCGAAGGCGCTGGCGGAAATTCGTTCCAGATAGGCTCGAACGCGCAAGCTCTATCGATCCAGACCATTGCCATCGGGAACAACTCCATAGCGACAGGAACTCTCGCAATGGCCATCGGGATCGCGGCCGTTGCCACTAATCAATCCTCGATGGCGGTCGGCAATGGCGCACGAGCAACGACCAACAATGCAACGGCAATCGGACAAGGAGCAATCGCTTCTGGGAACGGGGCCGTCGCAATAGGTCTTCCAACTGCTTCCGCGGATTCATCCGTCGCGATCGGAACACAGGATAGCTTGGCGAGCGGATATGCCGCCATCGCGATCGGCGCAACGGCAGTAGCTACGGCTCATAGCTCGATTGCGATCGGCAACACAGCGGCGGCGACTTTCTCCAACTCAGTGGCCATAGGCTCTCAGGCTGCGACGACGACGACCAACCAGGTCATGGCTGGGACAAGTTCTCACACGGTGGTAGTGCCGGGGCTCCTTGCAATCAGTGGAACCCAGACAAACACAACCTTCCGGGGAACAAACGTCCTCAACGGCAGGCTGGACTTTACAAGCCGCGCAAATGCCGGCTTAGCGAACGGCAATAATGCAGCGGTGGTTCTCGGGACTAACGTCTATATCCGTCTTTCCGGTGCTACCACTATTGGCGTCGTCTGCGGTTTCGCTGCCGAGCAGGACGGTTCTTGGCATATCGTTGAAATCTCCGGGGCGATCACAAATACCATCGCTAACCAGAGCGGCGTCGATCCAACCGCGGCAAATCGCATCGTCACCGGGACCGGCGCCGATATCTCTTTCACCAATTCTCCGACGATCATCCAGGTCATTTATAATGCAGCGGATTCCCGCTGGAAACTCATGGGGTTAAACCGATGAAGATCGCTCTTTCCATCTCTCTTTGTCTCGCGCTCGTTCTTGGCTCATTCGGCGCGAATGTGACTTTCAATCTGGCCGACTTCACGACGACCTCGATCACGAATCGAGAAGTCCAACTCGTCAACAAGAACGCTCCAAAAGCCTTCTCGCCGTCCAGCATTATCAGCCGAGACAGGCGCAGCTTCTATAGCAGCACGAACGGAACCTTTACGGCTACCAATGTCGTTGACGGCGTTTATCTCTGCACGCTGATCGGACCGTTCGCGAACACCGAATGGCGCATGCTGGTTCCTGATACGAATGGAACCCTGAACGCATCAGACCTCCTCATTAGCGGCAACTCCTCATCCATTGACCTTGAGGATGGGACTTCTCTGGATCTCGAATGAATACGAAACGGCCAATTCTAATCGGCTCTTTCCTGGCCGCAGTGCTGATCTTGTGCGTGGCCGGCACCAAGCTTTCGCGGCTTACCAAGACGGTAACCGGGCCCAACAACTCGCTGTTCTATATCGTGACTAACTCGACGCCGAACGGCGGGCGGGCAATTGAGGCCACGAATCTGGTTACCTTCCTTAGCGGGCTTCCGAACTGGCCGATCAGCACCAATGCCGGAAGCGCGACGAATGCGATTGCGATTGTGAGCGGAACCGGAACAAACACGTCCCTCGGGAATCCGACGCTGATTGGCCATACGACGAACAAGTCCCTCATCCATTACGAGGGGGCCTATATCCAGCCGCGTTGGACGAATCATGGAGTCCGCCCAACTCTTGTCGATAGCAACGACATAAACATATTCACTCTGAGGACAGATGGAGGGCAGAGGATTCTTTATTATGGAGGAGTAACCGATCCAACAAAGGACTATCTGCGGCATGAAACGGTCATGTTTGGCCTCAATGACGGAAACGCAGGAAGCTGGAAAATAAATTTCAACGATGCCGCGGCATGGCAGTTTTTCGAGAATAGGCTCAACAACATTGCCGGCTACAATATTCTGAGCAATGTCGCCAATACATTGGATCCGCTCGTTCTTGGCGATACGAACGTGAACACCGTGGCCCAAGGAAAGACGGCCTCGATTCTCGGCACGGCCGGAGTGGGAATAGGCGGAAGGTTAATCGTAACGAATTCCGCAACGGTCAATGGCGCATCGACGAATAACGCCGATCTCTATGTCCGCAGGATAATTGACGTGCGCGGGACAAACAATCATCCGATCGCCTTCATAACGGCCTATTCCAATTTGTATCCGCAAGTAGTTTTCCAGAAAAACGACGACATAGAAGCAGCTCCGACTAAGATCGTCTCCGGGGATCAGCTTGGAAATATCGAATTCCTAGGATATGGAGGATCAACCTACAAGAGCGGCTTTTCGATCCGGCCGTTCGCACTGAATGATTTCGGAAATTCAACGGCGGAAACGCTGACCATCTTCAGATCCGGAAACAATTCAGCATCGGCCAGGGATGTCTGGGGCTTGAGTCCTTACAACTGGACTAACTTCGTTCAAAGCTGGTTTAGCAGCAACGTCAATTTCAGCGCCGGAGTTAGCTTCCCAGCCCTTACCCCAAATCAGGTCCTCGCCCTGAATGCAGCCGGCAATGCGACTAATACGCCGCTTCGCCTTGCTCAGACATTCGTCGGGATTAGCGACGGCCAGGTCCTGGCCTATAACTCCGGCATGCAGGCCTTCACCAACAGTGCAGCAAGTGGAAATGGCGAGGTTAATTCTGGAGCGAATCTTGGCGGAGCGTTGGCCTTATTCGCTGGGAAGTCTGGCGTGAATCTTCAATTCAACAGCCTCTCAAACTCGGATTCCAGCATCCTGATTTCCAGCAATGCCAATACGATTCAATTCTCGGCGACCAATATCGGGACAAGCAAGCTGACGGACGGTGGCGTGACGCTTGCGAAGATGGCGAATATAGCGACGGATAGCCTGATCGGTCGCGATACGGCCGGCACCGGGGTTCCCGAGGTTATCGGGGTCGGAGGCGGAATCGAATTCACTGGAGCAGGGGCCATTCAGCGAAGCGCGTTGACCGGAGACGCCACCGCAAGCGCAGGCTCGGGCGCGGTGACGATTCCGAACAACACCGTGACTTATGCCAAGATGCAGGACATCTCCTCGACTCAGCGAGTCCTGGCGCGAACCTCGGCCGGTTCTGGAGACCCACAGGAAGCCGGCATTACAACTCTCCTTGATTGGATCTATGCAACCCGTGGCGGTATCCTTTTCCGCGACGGCAACAACTGGACGAATCTTGCACCTGGCACGGCTGGCCAATTCCTGCAAACCGGGGGCGCCGGCGCGGATGTCTCTTGGGTGACTCCGGGAACGCTAACGGATGGAAATAAGACCGACATTACCGTTGGAGGAGCCGGATCTCAATGGCTAATCAATGCTGGGGCGGTCAGCAATTCGAAGTTCCGGGATTCTTCGGGCCTCTCGGTGGTGGGGCGATCTGCAAATAGCGCCGGCAGCGTGGCTGATATGATCGCTGCTGCTGATGGCCAGGTAGTTCGCCGGAATGGCACGACGGTCGGCTTCGGCGCGCTTGATCTTACGTCTGCCAATGCGATTTCAGGAGTCATTCCGCGCGTCAATCTTCCAACCGCTGTCCCCTATGAGGATGAGAACAACGTTTTTACTCTCCAGCAAACTTTCACCGGTCCATTCGCGACGACTGCCTCAAACATTGTCAGCACCGACATCGATTGGTCGCTCGCAAATTTCCGAAAGAAAACGCTGACCGCCGATACCGTTTTCACTTTCTCGAATCTCGCCGACGACCGTTGGCTTCGCGTCAAGATTACCCAGAACGGAACGGGCGGATGGACCAATGCTTGGCCTTCCGGAATCGTTTGGATCAACTCGACGAATCAATCCTCTGCTCCGCTGGTAGCCTCCGGCGCGAACGCGGTCACCTACATGACATTCCACCGGGAGAACGGAACGGTTTATGGATGGCAGAGCGGCCCGGACTCGATCGCGCTTACCGACTTGGCCAATATCACCGGATTAACGAAGGGCGATCTATTCGTCTGGTCCGGGACGCATCTTCAGCGGCAGCTCGCCGGAAGCGATGGCCAATATCTTCAGGCATCCAGCGGTTCTTCCAACGGTGTGGCCTGGGTCTCGACCGGGGCAGGGATCGTCCAATTCGGAACGAATAATACGACCGTTGGAAATCAGACCAATCTGACTTTCTGGGCGGTCAATGGCTCGGTATTCGCGACCAACAATACTAGCGGAAACAAGGTCGATGTTACGATCGTCGGCTCGACCAATCAGCCGGTGGAGGCGACTGGAGTTCAGATTCTGACGAATCAGCTGATCTACATCAATCAAGATTTCAACGGATCGAACGGGGTCACAGCAACGGCTCTCGCGGCGAATTGGGACATGTCCCTAAATACTTTCAAGCCGCTGACTAACTTCGTAGGAACTAATCTGACCTTCACGATTAGCAACGTGGTCAAATCCGCCTCCCTTTATTCGGCGTTCATCGGACTTGGCACTGTGAGTTCTGGATACAGCAACACGGTCGCGGTTGGTGCGGTCTCAGGGGTGAATATCAAATGGATGAACTGGGCCACCAATGGCAATTACGACATCCTAGTCCGGAACGGTTATTCCTATACGCTTCAGATGTTCGCTGACCGGGCCACGAACGTGCATGCCTGGGTCAGCACGGACGATCCCTACAATCCTCTCTCCATCGTCACGTTCTCGGCCTTCACGGCAGGCATCAGCAATCTCGTCGCGAGCAATGCAGTTGTGCGGGCCGGGGCAAGCTCCAGCAACGCCACGCTCGGAGGCACGCTTTACATTTCAACGGCGACCGTCACGAACTTCAACACAGCGCAGTTTACGAATCTCGCGAGCTTTACGGTTCCAGGGAACACCCTCACGAACAATGGGGATCAGTTAATTGCGGAGTGGACGGGCGGAACCCAAAACGGAACCAACACGATCAACATTGGATACAGCGGGGCCACCACTAATGCCATCTCGGTGACTCTTTCGAATCTTGCATGCGTCTATCGCGGCGGGGTTTCCATTACACGGCTGAGCGCAACGAGCGTTTACGCAGTTCCGTGGGTCACGGTTCCAAGCCAAGCGTCGACGGTCAGCTATACCAACACGGCAGTCGTGATAACCACCGACACGGGCACCAACACGCCAATAAGCCTGATCGTGGGGCAGCCAAACGCGAATAGGGTCAACTCGCTTTCCAATACGCTTTTTAAGGTTAGATATGAACCGGGCAGCAAGTAAAACACTCGCCGTTCTGGCGATTCTTGCATTGGCGGCCGCTAACTGCTTCGCGCCTCCGCCAGGCGGCCTGGGGGGCGGCCAGTTCAACGGCGGCGTCAACAGCAACTACAAAGGCGGAAACAACGGCGCCGGCGGCGGTGGCGGATTCTCGCCTTCGGACCTTTCGGGGCTGTTCGCCTGGTATAAAGCCGATGCCTTGGTCACGAACAATGCGGGCACGACTCCGCCGGCGGACAGTGACACCATCAAGGGCTGGGGAGATTCCAGCGGCAACAATCGCACGCTGACGCCGGCGGCAAGTAATCCGACCTGGCGCAACGCCGCGACGACGGGCAGGACCATCGGTGGCCTTCAATTCAGCGCCACCACACGGCTCACCATCGGATTCACGGCTGTGAGCGGCTGCACGATCTTCGCCCTCTGGCGTAATGGCTCCTCGGGATCCAGCCATGCGGTGTGCGATTCGACCAATTCGGCGCAAAGGCAAATGGTCTACATCAGCGGAGGAGATGCTTTTGCGATCTATTCGGGCAATGCGTTCGTGACGACCGGAACGGCAGCCAATCCGAGTTACAACGTCCAGACAGCTATCTTCGTGGCGGCTGGCAATGACACCATCAGAACCAACGGCGTGGTGGCCATCAACTCGTCGGATTCCGGCAGCGAGACCCTGGACGGCCTGACTGTCGGTGCGGCATGGGATGGCGGAAACAATCTCGGGACCGGGGAATATGTTTCGGAAGTCGTGGTCTATAACCGGAACTTGAACTCGACTGAATGCGGACAGGTGGAGACTTACCTTTTGGCAAGATGAGATCCGCACTCGCCATTCTCATTCTGCTGACCTGCCTTTGCCGGGAGGCGATTCCGATCGGCAATAGCAATTATACTGGCGGGAACAATGGCAGTGGTCCTGGCGGAGGAGGAGCTTCAGCCGACCTCGTAAGCGAAGACTGCGAGGGAACCGGACTGCCAAGCGGATGGACACTGCAAGTAGGAAGCGCGGATTGGGATTGCACAGCCTCGCCTTGTCCACTCGTGGGATCTCAGAGCCTCAGCCTCGGGACTGCCAATGCAGCTGTTTACAAGGGAGGTCTAGGGAATAAATCCGAAGTCTGGGGGTATTTCCAGTTCCGATTCGTCAGCAGCGTTCCCAATGGCACGCTTATTCTGGATCTTCGCGATAACGGTGATAATCCGATTATCCAAGTCGATACGACGATTAACTTCCTGCGCGTCCAAAGCGGTAGCGTAAATGCGAGCTGTGTGGATGGTCTGTCTGCTGATACGACCTATCATTTCTGGTTCCATTATTTGAAGGGTGCAGGCGCAAACGATGATACGGCCGAGATTAAATTCAATACGACCGACACAAGGCCGGCCGATGGCTCTAATAAGCATGCTAAGACGACTGGCGGGACCACTGATGGAACCGTGGATCGTTTCGTGCCGCAAATGCAATTCGGGGCGGCCACAGTGAAGTTTGATAAGTTCCGAGTTTCTTCCATTGGAGATATTGGGGATTCGCCGTTATGAAATACCTGCTTCCCTTCTTTCTGTTCGCTTCAGCCTGCCGCGCGGCCCTGATTCCGGTCGCATGGGATCCGGCCCTTTCGGCGGCGACCTATGAACTCTCGCTTTCCTGGAGCAATAATACCGTCAAGGCCACGACTGCCTCGACCGCTTATACCTTTTCCAATCTGGTCAACGGTATCACCTACACGATCAGCGCCGTCAGCATCTCGGCTCAAGGCGTCCGCTCTGACCCTTCAACGAACTTTGTCGTAGCCGTTCCTGGCGCTCCGGTCATCCGGCTGAACTTCTCGCTGGATTCCGCGCCGAGTCCATCAGGCCCTTGGACAAGCCAAACAAACATAACCATGGAAGTGCCGACCAGCTTGGAAAGGCAGTTCTTCCGAAGCTCCGGAATTGTCCAGATCCGTTAGACCCATTTTACCCAAGCCATGATCCGCTTGAAAATGAACGCAGGACGGCGGCTGCTATTCGCGATTGGATGGCTATTCATCATCCCGAGCTATGCGCTGAACACGAACGTCCGGATTTCCCAACTCCTACGGTTTGAGACGAATAACATTGGCGATAATGTCAGCGCGTCGGACGCGGCGACGAACGTCTGGAACAATTTCCTAGAGACTGGCTCCGCTGTTCGCGGGGGTTTCGAGCTTCACGGGAATACGGTGGGAAGCATGACGGTTGATGCAACCCTCGGAATGCAGATGTGGAGAACTCATCTTTCCAGCGGCGGTCTCATTTCGGATTACGGCTCGACTCGCTCGATAAAATTCAACGATGCCGCCGGTCAATATGAGTTCATGCGGTATTGGCTTCAGGGCGGGGCGCATGCAAAGGTTACATGGGGCTATTACGTCAAGCTGAACAACTGGACGGCGGACAGTCAATCTTACGATCTCATTTTCGCGGAGCAGAACGGCGGCGGACAATTCGCTGGATTTCAATTCTACAATCAGACATCGACCACCATCGAGGCCGCCCTTGAAACGCAGCAACCGGGCGGCACGAGCACGGCTTATACGCTGCAAAAAAACAAGGTCTATTGGATTACCGGCAAATGGGATCAAGCCAATGGTGCGAATGGCTTAGCCTCCCAAATGATTTTCGATCCGGTCACCTGGACGCAGGTAGGAGCCACCCAGACGCGCTTGCTCGGCAATGGAGAGGCTGGCGGCAGCTGTCGAGACATTGCGATCGGCCGTTATGATAACCACCAAGTAGCCCCGGCCAATTCCTTTCATTGGATAGACAATCTCGTCATTGATGACACCGGGGCTAACTTCCCAATGTTCCCTGGGAGTGTTTGGATGGCTGACTCGACTTCGCTGACCGATGTCACGGCCGCCTATAATGCTGCGGCCTCGGGCGGCGAGACGGTTCATATTCCAGCAGGAAGCTCGACTTGGGCGACAGGGCTCAGCATTACGAAGTCCCTTCTGACCTTCGACGGCCAAGGCTCAAGCCAAACGACGATTAATCTGAGCAGCACGGGTTCCTCCAGTCCGACGACATCAAGCGCAAGCTGGACGGAATTTTCCAATATCCGATTCGTGGCACCTTCGCCGGATACGGCCCAGAATAGGATCCTCCAGTTCAATTTCGGAGCGGATTGGTTCCGCGTGCATGATTGCGTCTTTAACAACGGGATGATCTTCGTCACTGACCCGTTTGGAGCGGTCTATAAATGCGGATTCACAAATGGGTATTACTGCTTCAGGGCGCAGGCCACCGGATCTAGCGGTCAGCATTATACGAGCTTCTATCCGTTTGTAAGCTCCTCGACCAATTTCCTGGGAATCGAGGATTGCACGTTCTACAACGATTCTCAGACAGGGAATTCCGATCGAGTCGTTATTAGCTCGCAGCAGGGCGCTCTCTGGATGATCCGCCATTGCCGCGGCGATTTCGTGAAGTCCGGAGGAGCCTCTCTTAGCATGTCTCCGATTGCCGACGCTCATGGAAATACGACTGGCACGCGAGGAATTATCGGAATCATCATGGCCAGCAACCAGTGGGCCTTTAGCGGAGGCGCGTCCTGGAGCTGGCTGGTAGATCATCGCGGCGGAACGGCACTATCTTATTCGAATGTCGTCACCGGGCTGAGCGCGAGCGATGCCAATCGATGCGATCAAATGCGCATCGCAAATCAGGACGAGGTTGAATACTTCCAGAATAGCGGGACAGGGATCCACACCAACAGTTATCACTTCCGTAATATCGTGAACGGAGTTTCCACCAATGTCATTATTGGCGGCACCGGAACCGGCTGTCCGAACTGCGACATTGCCGAATGCGGGATAGGGGCGACGATATGCACCACGGCGGCTACGCTTAACGATTTTGATTATCTGGTCCGCGGGATTACGTATGATACAAATCCTCCGCCGACGCTTCTGGTTCCGGTTTATCCGTTTCCAGTTCGCCACGACGCCCTCGCCGTAACCGGAGGCGGCCAAGGCCCCGTCGGCGCCAGCAGCCAGAACCCCGGCCATCTCGGCAGGACTTCCTCAATCGGTGGACCTCCATGACGATGCTTTCAGAAATTATGACACTCGAAGGGGCGCTTTTAGGGGCTACTACAGCATTAGCGACGACGGTCATCTTTCTTTATAAGCGAATCGATCGCGGGCTCGAACGCTGTGAGAAGGATCGTCAACTGCTTTGGGAGCGTGTGAGCCATTTGGAGAATAACAATTGCAGCATCGTCGGATGCAGGCTGCGGATTCCAGGCGCGAATCTTCCGCCGTCAAATTCAAACGAATGAGTATGGGAACCCGTTTCAAAGATCCAAAAGCATGGTTCCTGGGATTATGCGCCGGCGTCTTTGGAGCGTTTTGGGGAGCTGTCGAGAGCGGCCTAGCCTTGCCCGCAATCGATTCGGACGTTTTCAATTATGGTCCCGGGCTGCACCACACGCTGAAAGGAATCATAATTTTTGCAGCCCTCTCGGCCGTGAAGGTCGCGGCTACATATCTGAAACAGTCTCCCATTCCGCCGATCGAAATCACCGACACAACCATAATCACGCAGACCAGAACAACCAATGACCCGTCTGCGCTGCCACCCAAAAATGAAAATGAAAAGTAAACTGCTCGTTCTCTTATTGGCCGGCGCCTCCTGCCTGACCGCAATTTGCGCCGAAACCGTCAAAGAAACCCCAGACCATCTCCCAAAGGCCGATTCCCGAGCCTGGCTGGCCGATGCAACGCTCGAACCGTATGGGACGGTCGGCTGGAACGGTCTGAACGGATCGGCGCGCTACGGGGCTGGTGCGAACGTCGTGAGCCATATCACGAAGGGGTTCAGCCTTTGGGGATTCGGAGAAAGCGATAATGCGGCGCATTCGGTCATTGATCGCGGGGGTGTCGGGCTTCGGTATGAAGGCCATCTCGGGCGGCATGTGAAGGGA